GCGACTAGACCAGTACTAGGCTCAGGTGCTAACTTGTCTGACCTTGCCTTTAATGGTGATGTAACTGCTCCTACTTCTAACAGACACAGAAGAGTCGACGCAACTAGTGGTCTAGTTGCTGGTGATACTTCTGCTTTAGCTGCTGCTGACACAATGTCTTACAAGACTATTGTTGAACTAAAAGCTTATGCTAAAGACCAGTACATTAGAGGTATGAGAGGCGCAGGTAATGAAGAGATGTATCATCTTTTTGTTACTCCACAAGTGATGGCTGATCTGAAACTAGATTCTGACTTCTTATCAAACGTAAGAAGTGCTGGTATCAGAGGACCAAACAACGAACTATTTGCTGGATCTTCTAGCTTAATGGTTGATGGCGTTATGGTTCACGAATTCAGACACGTACCAAACACTTCTCAAGGTACCTCAGGTACTCAGAAAGGTGGATCTGGTAGTGATGTTGATTTCGCTGCTAACTTATTCTGTGGAGCTCAAGCTCTTGCTATGGCAGATATCGGTTTACCTGAAATAGTTGAAGATACTTTCGACTATGGAAACCAAAATGGTATCTCTATTGGTAAGATCATGGGTCTTAAGAAACCTAAGTACAATTCTGACATTTCTGGTCAGGATGAAGACTTTGGTGTAATTAGAGTAGATTGCGCATTTTAATTAAGATTGGGGTGGTCTTCGGACCACCTCTTTCTACTAAACAGGAGTTTTAAATGGAAAGAAAAACTATGAAAGTTATCTCAGAAATAGATTTATATGTATCACTAAAAACTGGTGATGCTGTTCGTTTATACGCAGGAGAAGCAAGAGAATTCCCAGAGTACATTGGATATGCTTGTATACAAGCTGGGGCTAAAGAAGTAAGAGAAGAACCTAAGCCTAAGCCTGAACCTAAAGTAAAGCCAAAACTCGTTAAAAAAACAGAGAAAAAAGAAGAAGAAAAGTAGATGGCTGGTACATTACAAGCACAACACATATTATCCAGGGTACGTAATGTACTTCAGGATAATACTAGTGTGCGTTGGACCGATGGTGAACTATTTGATTATTTAAGTGATGCACAGAGAGAGATTGCTAACATTCGTCCTGATGCTACTGCCACACATTCAAATGTACAGTTAGCTACTGGTACGGAACAAACCATACCAGCTGATGGACTAAGGCTTGTAAAATTAGTACGAAATGTTGCAAGCACGTCTGCAAGTGCTACCGGCGGTAGAAGTATTCGAGTAGTATCAGAAGATGCTTTAAATAGTACAGAACCTAATTGGCATGACCCAACTGTAACCGGCGATGCTACACACGGTACTGAGGTTAAACATTATATTTTTGATGGAGATGATCCTAGAGTATTTTATGTGTACCCTGGAGTTTCTGGTAATGCTTATGTAGAAGTTGTGTACTCTAAAAATCCTACTAGTATTGGTTCAAATACTGATTTAATACAAGTGGATGATATTTTTGCAAATGCATTAATTAATTTTGTTTTGTACAGAGCTTATTTAAAAGATGGTGAGTTTGCTGGAAACCAACAACGTGCTGGTAGTTATTATCAATTATTTACCGCAAGTTTAGCTAGAGGTGGAGTAGTTCAACAAGCTGTACAACCTGACCAAGGGGTATCAAGTGGCTAGTTTTGATTCATTAATTAAAGACGTTTTACCATACGTTCCGGGTTGTCCCGATTCGTTGATAGAAACTACACTACGTTCTGCAACTATAGAGCTTTGTGAAAAAAGTAAAGCCTTTACTTATGACCTAGATCCGATAACTACAATATCAGGGACACATGAATACGAGTTTGACCAACCAAGTGGTACAGATGTACACCAAATATTGTGGGCTACCTATGATGGAAATGATTTAGACCCAATTAGTCCAAGAAGCCTAGAGCTAAATTATCCTGATTGGCGAGATAAATCAGGTATACCAACTGTGTATTTACAAAAAACACCGGATACTTTTTGGTTAGTACCAGTCCCTAACGCAAAAAATGTAAATGGTTTATTGTTAAACGTAGCTTTAAAACCCAGTAGAACTACTAATAGTATAGATACTAATTTTAGTAATGATTACCGAGATGGCATTATTTATGGTGCTGTTTATAGGCTGTTAAGAATGCCTAGTAAAGAATGGACAGACCCAGTGGCTGCTGCGGACTATTTTAACTTATTTCAAGCTCAGGTATCTGATGCAGAGTTAAGAGGTAGAGGTGGTAATATTGGGGTGAAAAGAACAGTAAAATACAAAGGTGCAGGTTTATCCCCAAGGAAGAGGTATGGACGATATGGCAAAGAATTGGACTATTAATGGTAAGGTTTTTGAATACATCCCTATAGAGGATGTAAAAGTTGCTTACAATACAATAGAACCAGATCTTAAAAAAGTAGCCGAAAAGTCTTACGCTGATTGGATACCCGCTGATGTATATGCAGCATTGCGAAAAGGTAGTTCTGAGTTATACATGGTGTATGAGGATAATTACTATGCAGGCTTTGTTATAGTATCGATTTTAGATGATGCTGGAGGAGAAAAAACTTTATATATTTGGGTTGCTTATAGTAGACCCGGATATAATATAATAGGCGCAGGTGTAGAGTTTTTAGAAGGTCTAATACAAAACACCAGCATAACAGGAATGGAGTTTCATTCCGACCGTTCTGGATGGAGTAGAGCGGCTAAAAAGCATGGATTTAAAGCAGTAACAACAGTTTATAGAAAGGAAGTGTAATGGGTAGAAAACCAAAACAAGCAGACTACAAGCCAAGTGAAGTAGAGAAAACACAGGCACGTATAGCAAAAGAGGATCAAGATTATTTTAAACAAACTTATGACCCTTTGCTTTTACGTATGCGTGATAAGTCTAAATCACAAGATACGCGCCAAACTCTCCGTGGTCGTGCGCAGGCTGATACCATGCAAGCTATGACTGGTGGACCTCTTTCGTTAGGCGCAGTTTCTGGAGTTGACACTAGTGCCAATAGAGCCCTAGGGGCTGTTGGTAATATTCTTCGAGCTAACGTAGTAGCCGGAGATGTAGCAGCAAATGAAGGAGTAGGAGTATTAGCGACAGCTAGAGGGCAAGCAGCAGATGCTGGTAGTGGTCTAGCTAAAGCTGCTAAGTTAGCGAGATCGGAAGATTTAAACAGAGCTACAGCAAGACTTAGTAGAGCTACAAATATTCAGAGTAATATTGGTAGGGCAGGAGGTCAATACATGAAGCTAAAAGGCTCTGGTTATAAAGCGGGTTAGTTAGATTATGATACCAAATTTTGCCAATATTTCAGAAGCCGCTATGCAGGCGCTACGAAACGATCCGCGATTCGGCGGCAACCCCGAAGAAATAAAAGACCCTGATAAGGTATTTGCCGATGTTACGCAGGGTCAACAGGACCGATATAAACGTGATTTTAGACCTTTTGAAAATGAGCTTGTGCAAAAAGCGCAAACTGATACTAGTTTAATAGATGCAGTGCCAGAAGATGTAGCGCAACAATCACAAATTGCAGAGGACGTCGCTAGAAGAAATAGAGAAAGGTTTGGGTTTGAGTCTACTCAGGCGCTAACTGCTGAAAGGCAACGAGCTTTTCAAAGAGGTGGAGTAGTTAATTTAGCAGGTGGTTTAAATGAGGCTAGATTATCTCAATTAGATCAAAATCAAAAAGTTTTAAGTGACCTAATAAACATTGGACAAGGAGTAAATAGAAGTTCTTTACAAGGGCTAGGCGCTGCTGCAGAAAACGCGGTAGCAAGAAGAAATCAATATGAAAGAGATAGGGTAGCGTACAAAAATTCACAGACTAGCATGTTAACCACTTTAGCAATGGGGGCTATGTTTTTCTCCGACATACGTTTGAAAAAAGATCTTACGTTTAGCCATAAAGAAGGTAACTATAATGTTTACACTTGGGAGTGGAATAAAGAAGCTGTAGAATTAGGTGCAGGCGATTTACCTAAATATGGAGTCCTTGCACAAGAGATAATACATGAGAAACCAGAGGCGGTTACTACACACGGTTCTGGGTATCTAATGGTTGACTACGGAAAATTATAATGGCAATAAAAAACGACGACGGCACTTTTACCATGAATAAAGATATGAGTGGGGGTCAATTCCTAGAATATCTTTTTAATCCTTTTGCGAAAAATTATTCTAAAAAAGAAACAGAGGGCTTATCTTTAAATGAAGTAAACTCCATGTTAGAGGGAGAGAGACAGGCGGATGCGGTTATAAAAGAATTTGAAATGGGTGGTCCAGCACCAACTGATTGGAACGAAGCAGCTTATGGAGATTTTGGTACCTACGCAGCAGAACGTAACAAAAAGAAACAACAAGGCACACTAACCTTTTCAGAGGGGGTTTTGCCTTTTTTAGATTCAGATCAATTAAATAAATTTTATCCAGATATATTTAAAGATGCTTTAAAACAAGATGGAAATGAGGATTTTAAAAGAATAAATCTAGGTGATTTAAAAAATTCTGCACAACGAGGAGAGGACGGTAGAGTTGTTTACAACCCTTCAGTAACTACTATGGTGCCTAATGAGGATGGCACTTTTGCAATTAGAGAAAACGATGTCACTATGGATGGGCGAAACCAAAGTGATGGTGGAGAGTCTATGGGGGCTTTTACTGTTAGAGGTAGTGATTTAGATGTTATTTATGACGCTAAAAAAGCAAAACTATTCGCAACATCTCCACCTGGAACAGAACAGGGCATACGTATGATGAATCAAATAACAAGTAGAAACTTAACTATAGATGACGTTTTAAATAGTTACAGCGAAATAAATAACCCAGCGACTCCTAGAGAAACTGTTATTCAGACAATAGCGGGCCTTAGCGATGAATTTGAAACAAACAAACAAACCACTGATGAAATACAAACAACTGGAGGTACGGGAGATTCTTTAGTACAAACTTGGTCACAAGTAGAAGGTAATGAATATGCTGATAAATTAAAAAATTTTTTAGCTGGAGAGCGTGTTATTGAAGTTGATGGAAATAATTTTAGTGAAACTGGGTTTTCTTTAGATGGCAAAAATGCTAAAGGGGGAGAACTCATAAATCAACTAAAAGCTGCTAAAGGTTATGTAGTAGATGGTGTTAAAGCTCCTTATCTATCGGGTGGTAGCTTTATGCGACCAGAAAAAGATATTCTTAAATTGTTAGATAATTTCTTTCAACAGGGAAGAGGTCAAAATTTTGCTGAAGGGAAAGCAAAACGCCGTAAAGAACTTTTAGGTAAAGATTATGATTTACAAAATGTAGAAGAGGCATTTACGGAAGCACAATGGAATAGTCTTGATGAAGGACAGAAAAAAGAAGCAGTGGCTTTACTGGGCGAAATGGCAGTAAATAATACTGAAACTGTATTAAATAAAAAAATAGGTGAAATAAAAAAAGGCCCTTCGGGGTTAAGTACTGATGAGTCTAGAATCTATATAACAAATAATAAAATTTATCGAGAGTTCGCTACATCTGACAATCTTAACATTATGTTAAAAAACCCAGTGATTGCAAAAGATTTTAAAGATTTATCTCCACAAGATTTTACTAATAAATATACAATTGAACAAAACGGCAAGCGAGTTATAGACGAAAGTAAAGTATTAGGTAATGAAGTACCACCCGAAGCTAAAAAAGTATTAAAAGAAGCAATCACTAAGGAACAAGTAGATAAGTTTGCTGAATTAATAGAAAAGAATGATATCGAGGGTATAACTAAGCTAGCAAATAGCATTAATATATCTGAAGAAGATAATAAAGTTTTAACAGAGGCTTTAGTAAAAGTAGGTGGGGACTTTAGAAAGATGACTCGAAGAAATGCAGATATAGAAATAGTCCGTTCATATGTTTTATCTAGTTTAGCTACTTTTCCTAAAACTGCTCCTCTTGCTCCTTATCTTACCAATATAAGTGTAGGTACATTTATAGAAACTGGTATGTTAAATACACAAGGCACTGATTTAGCTAGCCAAATCCAACAAGATGCTCGCTTAAACAGATCTTCAATCCCAGAAGTTGAGTTTTCTCAACCTTTCTCCGATGCATATTCCGAGTTAAGAGATATTAACAAAGAGGCCCGTACCGGTAAGCTTGAAAACCCTGAAATGAAATGGCAAGAGTCTACTAAAGCTTTAGCTAACATGAAGGCACAAATGGGTCTGGGTACCGGTTCACAACAAAAAGCTATGAAAACAGCTTATTTCCAAGAATTTATTAATGTCTTAAAAGAGGTTGCTGCAAGTGTAGAACCAAGTCTTTGGGATGAAATTACTACTCTTACTTTTGCTCGAGGCGGACAGTTTAAACTTTTTGGTAACGAAGTAGACGCAATAGCAGAGCGTAACAAAAATGGGGAAATTACAGGATTAAGAATTGGTGATACATCGTTAACAGTCGCTCAGATGAGGGGACTAGGGTTCGCTCCAGAATTTATAAATGCATTTGTTGCTGCAGGTGATAGAGCAAACAGAAAACAACCTCCGAAGAACCCGTAGACATGTCTGATAATTTAGCAGACGCAATTTTTGGGACTCCTGAAGAAGTTGCAGCACAAGAAGAAAGAGTTGATAAAGAGCTACTCCGACAGGAATCGGAGCGTGTATCTCCTATTGATACTCCGTTACGTGAAGACATAGATGCTTCTCCTCAAACTTTCGGTGAGATTTTTAGTACGGCTGTACGCGGTGGTGGTGCCCAGTTATCAGCTGATATTAATAGATTTCAGGGACTCGGCCAAATGTTATTTGGTTTTGATGAAGCAGCTCAAAAGAATTTAGAGATTGCAGAAAGTTATGATGCTATATCCGGCGACCTGTTAAATCAAATACAACCCTTTGAAAATTTTCTTGAAGAACCTACTCTTGATGGTTTTTTTACTCAAGTAACAAAAGCTTTAGGTCAATTTACTCCTATGATGGTAAGTTCACTTAGTTCCGGTTTAGCTGGGGCTGGTGTTGGTATGTTAGGAAAATTTGGAGCTAGGACTCTTACTAAAAAACCTCTAGACCTGCTGTTAAAAGAGGCGATTAAGAAAAAAGATAAAGGTCTTAAACTTACTCCGGAAGAAGCAGTATTGATACAGGAAGGTCTTGGGTATGCAAAATGGGCAAAACGTGGTGGTATTGCAGGAGCCTTTGGTCAAGAGTATGTAGTAGGTAGCTCTCAATCTGCTTCTGAGTTTCAAGAAGCTGGGATAGAGTTAACTCCTGCTGAAGCGGCACAGGCAGCACTATTAGGTATTCCACAAGCAGTATTAGGTACTGCTTCTGAAACTATTTTTGCTAGTGCTTTTTTAAAAGCCTCTTTGAAAAAAAGCCCTTTGGTTGCCTTAGATAGAAAAGCACAAACTTTTGGAGTACAGAACTTAACAAAGAATGAAAAAAAGGCTTACGCTATTTTTCAAAAGAAAATTAATAAAAAAGAACTAACTGACAAAGAACAAACCTTTTTAGATTTATATTCTGGACCAAAAAAGAATATTTTTTCTTCTGCTATCAGAGAGATAGGAAAAGGTTTTATTGGCTCAGGTGCAGTTGAAGGCATTACTGAGGTAGGCCAAGAAGGTTTAGGTGTAGCCCAAAGATTTGCGATTGACCCTACATATACTAGTGAAGAAGCTAAATTAAGGTTAGCCGAAGCTGCTTTTGCTGGGTTTTTTGCTGGAGGTGCTCGAGGAGCAGTGGGAGGAGCAGTAAGCCCAATTATGAGTAAAGTTTCCGATGCTATAGCAAGAGGTAGAGCTGATCAAATTGATTTTCAAGCACAAATAATAAATGAAGTAGGTAATACTGATGCTTTAGAAAAAACTATTGAAACAGTTCAAGCTGAAGTTGGATCTCCAAAACAAGTTATATTTCTACCACAATCAAGAGTTGAGACTTATCAAGATATGTATCCAGAGGTAAATTTTGGGGATAGGACTGTAGCTGTACCATATAAAGGTGGAGTAGTAGTTGGTACTCCAGAGGCGATGAAAAAAGCTAATAATTCATACCAAGCAAATATTTCGGCTGACGACGCAAATGTCATAAGTAAGGAAGAAAAAACAAGAAGGAATATAGCGTTTAGAGATGCAGTAATCGAAGCTTTAGACGGTGAAGAACTTAGCGATGTAGTAGACAATGCTACTCACACAATTAAAGTTTTTAATGCTGATGGGCGTATTATTGCCACTAAAGAAGTTAATCAATTTCAAATACAAGAAGAAAGAAGCAAACTTCAAGGTAAATATCCTGAAGCTAACGTAAAAGTATTTACGAAAGCTGACTTAGATATAAATAATATGAACTTTGAAAATGAGTCATCTTTAGATGAGATAGACGTAACAGAAGCGTTTGATAATAATGAAGGAGATTCTGCTTCTTTGTCTGGGTTAAGCCCTTTTGAAGTATACAAAGTAGCTCAAGAAGAATCACAAAGAACAGGTGAACCGATTGAAGAGATTATTGAAAGGTTATCAGAACAGCAGAGCGGAGGGTTGTTTGGTGCTCAATTAGAAGACGCTAGATTAACTGCGCAACCTGAAGTATTACTACGTGCTGAAACGGAACTACAACAATTAAAAAAACTTGAAAAAGAAGGAGGGTTGACCCTTTCTCAAAAAAGAAGATTAGATAAATTAAAAAAAGGTGGGGATAAAAAAACAAAAGGAGGAGTTGTAAGAACTGATGCTAGAAAATATAAAAAAACAACTTATCAACCAAAAGTAAATGAAGAAACAGGAGAGTTTTCTACTGAAGACCAAGAGTTAATAGATTTACGTCAAAGGTACTTTGACTCTCTTACTGAACAAGAGAGGACAGAGTTAGGAATTACAGATATAAATTCTCCTAGAATGCAGACGTATAGTAGAAGTTTATTAAAAGAATACTTTAGGCAACGAGATAGCCGAGCTGGTACAGACCCAGAGATTGGTCCTGATTTAACAATTATTCAAGATCCCGACGATGCCAATGCTTATGTTTTTGGTACCTTTGAGCCGCAAACTGTAGAAGCTAAAGCTTTAGATTTAGTTGAAACAGCAGTTATAGAAGGTTTTAAATTTTTATCTACGACAGGCGGGGGTGAGGTATCACAGGCTAGTTCCTATTTTAAAATAAGAGTTACGAATGCAGAAGCGGGTGCCACTATAGGGTATGGAGATAAAGAAGTTAATTTTGCTGGGAATGATGTAGCTATTAATTTATATACTTTATTAACTCAAGCAGTAAAAATCTTTCCTCAAATAAAACAAGATTTTACTATGAGTATAGAAGAGCTCTTACAAAGTGTAGGAGGTAATAGAACTAGAGCCTATAACATTGCTTTAGCGACTATGGTGCCCGAAATTTTTGCGGAGTTTAAAAAGTATGGGTTTGAAGTGGTTATGAAGGAAGACCTTTACACGCCAATGACTAATGAAACAAAACTCGTAAGTACTGAGGGTCAAAATTTAGCAGATATACCGATGTTTTATAGAAGAATAGACCCAGCTAAACCTGCACAATTACTTAGTCCAATCGAGCTACAACAATTTTCTTTAACTGGATCAATAGAAGCGAGAGAGGTAAGTTCCTTAGAATTTCAGAAATATTTAGATATCTTAAAAGATGTAAAACGAGAGCTAGGTGGAATAGGGTTTGCTACTACAGCTGGAATATTTGTTGATAAATCTGACATAAACGCCCTTGCTAATAGTTTAGCTCGTAAAAAATATATAGAAGAAGGTGGTAGCGAGTCTTTATTTACTATAGAAACAAGGGGTATTAAAAGTTTAACTAGTAGACTGGACGAGTTAGCAGATTTAGAAGCAGAGATAGTGCCGGTTAGCCAACTATACGCAAATTTAAACACTCAAATAAACAATCGTGGTATATCCGAAAAAGAGCGTGAAAGTTTAATTAAACGACAGAAATCAATCGGTAAACAGTTAACAACGTTAGAGTACGAGTACAACAATTTACAATATGAGTTGAACACCGAGTTTGGGGATTACAGCAAAGTAGATTTAGAAAAACCCCTTGGTGAAGATCAAAGTATGAGAGAAGCTGTCGGGGATGACCAAGATTTTGTAGGTCCTTTAGGAGCACAACCCCCGCAAGAAACTATTGGATTCCCTCCAGTTAGATATGCAGTACCTCAATATAAAAATGGTAAGAAAATTTTTGTAACAAAATCTAAAGATTTAGTTTTAGAAGGAACCGAGGCACAAAAAGAAAAACGCTACCCTTTAATCCCAAGCGAAATGAGTTTACGAGGCGATGCAAGATTTGAAAGTGCTACGTTGTCTCCACCCCCAATTGATTCAGCTTTAAAAAGAGACCCTGTAAGTTTACAAAGACAAGCGCAAGCAGCGGAAGATCAGCAAAAAATGCGTTTAAGATTAGAAAAAGAGGGACGACCTGGAAAAGATCGAAAAAAACAAGCGGCTCTATTGAAAAAAGTACAAGACGGTAAAACTTTAACAGCAGCAGAACAAAATAGTTTAGATAGATTAAATGAAAAAACACCATTAAAAAGAATAATATCGGGTGGGCAAGTTGGCGCTGACCAGTTCTTCCTTTATATGGCAAAAGCAATGGGTTTAGAAACTGGTGGTACTGCTCCAGAAGGTTTTCAAGTAGAAGATGGAGTAAGTCTTTCTTTAGGGCCTCAGTTTAATGTAGTAGAAGGGCAAGGATTAAATTACCAAGGAAGAACTAGGAAAAACGTTGAAGATTCTGATGGTACTATTATTTTGACTAGAGAAGATGGGTCACTCGGCAGAGGCTCTCAGCTAACCGTTAAGTTTGCCGAAGAACTTGGTAAACCTTTTTTAATTGTTAATCCCGGAACTTCAGCAGCGACAATAACCAACTTTATAAGAGATAACAATATAGAAGTTTTAAACGGCGCAGGTTCAAGAGCTTCTCTTTATAACATGGATAAACCTCGTAGAGTTCCTATGGAAAGAACACCCATAAGTGAGGTAGTCGAAACTATAGAACAAACGGATTTAGGTAACAAAATGCTAATGGATATTTTTCCGCAGTTAGCACAAGGAATAATCTTAGCGCAACCCCCCGTAAAAGTTAAAGGGCAAGAAGGCGCAGCGTACAAAGGAACACCTGTATTTAATACTAAATTTGAAACCGACCCAGACGCAATAGACATGGAGTTGGGAGAAATAAAAGTAAGCCAAGGGATTGCAAATATTTTCGATATTAAAGATCCAAAATTTACTAAAGATGTAGGCGATACTTCTGGTGAACGTTTTATTAGTAACTTGTCTAAAAAAATAAAAGGTTTTGGAGTAACGACAAAAGTGTTCGTTTTAGGTATAGATGACGAAGTTAATTTTCCAACCGACCTAACAGATTCGTTAGGTAGACCTTTAAATATGGTAATTAGGCAACTGCAGAACAGGAATAAAGCTGAGGGCTCACCTGCATCTGTTTTAAGTGTAATGCATCAGGACGGACCACTTGAAGGGTTACCTAAATATGCGTTTGTAATTCTTAACCCAGATTCTGCTTTTATAGAAAACCAGTTACAAGATCAAGACCCCCTTGTCCAAAATGCTGCTAAAAGCACTTTTATGAATTATGCACTTGCGCATGAATTAGGGCATGTATTGTTTAAATTTGAGAGTGCAAGACTTGGACTTGGTAGATTTAAATTTTATGGTACAGAAGATCAGACTTTTGATACTGATGCAGACGCTATAAAAGCTCTTGGGGTTACCGAAGCAGATTTTAAAAAAGGAGAAGCTTTGTATAGAGCTTATGCTGATGAGTCTTTTGCATTATTTACTAGAGAAATAAGGGGCGAGCCCGGATATAATTATCAAGACAGAGCTTTCCCATTTGAAGAGTGGTATGCAGATAAAGCAAGCGCATTTTTATTAGAACAAGAAGGAACAGTTAAAGAGACTATACCTAGAGAAATTACCACAGAAAGAACACCTGTAAACATTTATGCTGGCGCAAATCAAAATACTGACTTAAGTAATCTTAAAGCACGTCCATTTAGATTTAAAGTTACTGGAGTAATAGAGGGCGGAGAAAAATACGATAGAAAAACATTTTCTAAGTTTCAAAAATCTACTAATGAAAATACTGGCGTCCAATTCCAAAGTGTTGAGCATGCTTATCAAACTCTTAAATCAGGCAAGTTTGATGAAAAAGTTTACAACAACCCACGTTGGGGGACCGGTAATGTAAAAATTAGAGGTTTCTTAAAAGAAAACCAAAATACTAACCTTAAGTTAATGAAAGACTTAATTAGGGCTTCTTTAGAACAAAACGCCGACCATAGGAAAGCTTTATTAGATACAGGTAATAGAAAAATAACACATACTCAAGATAATACTATTTGGAAAGAACAATTACCCAAAACTCTTATGGAATTACGAAGGGAGTTTGTAGTTTTAGACAATAAAAATAAAAAAACTGTACGTTCTTACTTTACCGCCTTAGCAAGAAAAGTGCGTGTTTTATTTAATACCTTAAGAGAATTTCAAATAGGTAGGCTTGACACAAATCCAGTATTTAACGATTATGCTTTTGGGGTAATAGAAGCAGTTAAACAAGGTCTCACTAGGGAGAACGTAGGTATATCAGTTACCGAGTCTAAAGATATTGATAATTGGGTCCAAGGTAGTGCTGATGTTGTACAAAAAGCAGTAGGTAAAAAGAATGCTACTCGTTTTGAGGCTTTAATTAGGAAAATTTTAAAAAGCGAAGCAGCTAATGATATTTACAAATTCTTAGTATACATTTTAGCTCCAGCAGATAACTTTTTACGTCTAGTATCTCCAGAACTAGGTAAAGCTCTTTACTCTAGATCTCAAACTGTAGAAGCTACCGGCTTCTTTAACTACCACCCTGTAGTGCAGTACAGATATATTAATGATTTTTATAAGATATTTGATCTTGTAAAAGACCCCACACAAGAAGATTTAGCTAACATTGATAGTATTCTAGAAGGAGCTGAACAACTAGCCGCTTTGCCATTAGAAGAAAGAGCTAATGCAGCTAATAAACTTGTAGTAGTAGATAAGAATGGTAATGAAGTACAAGTAGATGGAAGCAAAGCCTTAGATGTACTTAAGTACTTTGAGAAGTTTTATGATGATTATATTTTACCTAATGAAATAAACCCTAAAAAACCTAAAGTTCAAAAAAATATAACTTTCTTTACTAGGCAGTTTGACATAGCTAAGTTAGCTGCAGAGCCCGAAGCAAGAGAAGCTTTAGTAAAAGTTTTGAAAAAATATAATCCTAAATCTACTGTAGAAGAATTAAGAAGTGCAGTAGATAAAATGGTTTTATATGATGAAAGTCTTGATGCTATAGAAGCAGAAGGAGCTGCAGACTTATCTATTGGTATGCAGAAAGATAGACGACCACTTTTTATAAACATATCCAACAACGCTGACTTACGTAATATAGAGGGTATTGGTGATTTAATTATTCCTGCGCACCATGCAGTCAGAAAATATATTTCTGAAAATGTTAAAAAAATAGAGTTTAAGAAAAAAGTTCGCGTAAAAATAACTAAAAAAGATATTGCAAATAAATCAAACCAATTAGATAAAAAGCTAGAAAATGCAATTTATTTTGGTCCTAGGGCGGCAGAAATTTTAATTAACCGAATAGATAATGATAGAGATAGAGGACGCGCAAGAAAAGCAGTCCAAGCTATGTTAGGAAGAGCGGGTATGAATATGCCCGGCTGGTTAAGAACTGTACAAAGTTATTTATTGGCTTTAAATGTTATGACATATTTAACTTTTGCTACTGTTGCTTCTTTACCAGATTTAGCTGGTCCAGCATTAAGATCTAAAGAAATGAGTATTTTTAGTAGTAATTTTGTAAACTCAGTAAAAGACACTTTTGCAAATAGAAAAGAATTAGAACAGTTTGCACGTGATGTAGGTGTAATTGGCTTTGATTCTATTTCACAGATGTATATTAATGCTGGAGAGTTGGGTTATATGACAGAGGGAACAAAATACTACACTCAACAATTTTTTAAATTTACAGGATTAGAATGGTATACAAAATTCACAAGAATCTTTGCTGCTGGTATGGGTCGACAGTTTCTTATTAAACACGCTAATGATAACTCTGCTAAGTCAAAAGCTTATTTAGCTGAGTTACAAGTTACACCAGAACAAATTAAAGCGGCGCAAGATTCTGATTGGGATTTTAGCGACCCTCAACATAGAGAAGTGCAAGATGCTATAGCTAGATTTACCGAAGAATCAGTTGTACGTCCAAACGCCGCAGAAAGACCGGGTTGGGCTTCTAATCCATATACAGCTTTGATATTCCAACTTAAATCATTCTTCTACGCGTATGGTAAAAATATCATAGGTGGTGTAATTAGAAATGTTCAAAGTACGTATGGTCGGGAAGGTAGGATACCTGCTGCTGCGTTACCTGCAGTTTTAGCTGCTACCTCACTATTACCACTAGCAATGGCAGGTATGGAACTACGTGAACTATTAAAATTTTTACTTTCCCCTCTTTCAGGAACAGTAGATTTTAATTCAAACACTGAGGCAGGTGTTTTTGATTTTAGTAAATTTAGAACAAATGAAATGGGTTATGGTGAGTATTTACTAGAGGCTGCTGACCGTTCTGGAGCATTTGGAGCATGGACTATGTTATTCCCTATGTTTGAAGCAGGAAGGTTTGGGGATGAGTTCTACACAAGTTTACTAGGCCCAAGTGCACAAAGATTAGAAGATTTAATAAAAGGTGACGCTCAATTTAAAGATTACCAACCCTTCGCGGGCGCATTTTAATAATATATAATGAGGTAAATTATGGCTTATTCATCAACAGTAAAATTAGTAGTAGGTGATACTCTACCTGAGTTGAACTTTACACTAAAAGACAGTAACACCGCAGCTGCTGGTAAAACGTTGGACGCCGATGAT